TGATATGACAACTTGGAGAGATACCACTCAGAATTTCAACACAAGTTATACAGCATTGTACACACCTTGGGTCAAGATTTACGACCAGTACAATGATAAAATCTTAGAAATCCCACCAACTGGGTATGTTGCATCACAGATGGCTTACAACGATTACGTTTCTGAGCCGTGGTACGCACCAGCTGGTCTCAATCGTGGACTGTTGAATGTTCTTGGTGTTACGAGAGTGTTCACACAGGGCGAACGAGATACACTTTACCTTAAGCAGTTAAATCCGTTGCAGACATTCCGTGGAGAAGGTAATGTTATCTGGGGTCAAAAGACACAACAGGTCAAGGCATCTGCTCTCGACAGAATCAATGTACGTCGTTTGTTGATCGTTCTTGAGAAATCAATATCTGCTTCTCTAAAATACTTCGTCTTCGAGCCGAACAGTGATATTACACGATACCGTATCACTTCTATGATTGAGAGTTATCTCGATTTATTAGGTGCTCGTGGAGCATTTCAAACGGAGTTGGGCGATAAAGGTTTCAAGGTTGTTTGTGATGCTACAAATAACACACCTGCTATTCTCGACAGGCATTAGTTGCACGTTGATGTGTTCATCAAACCGTCACGAGCAGCCGAGTTTGTGCAGTTGCAAGTTATTATTACTGCAACAGGAGCTTCATTCGAAGAGTTAATCGCACGTGGAGTTAATTTCTAAATAGAAGTAAACTAAGTTGATAAAAAACGAAGGAGGCTAAAATGGTTCAGATGGGTATAGAAAGTTTGAAAGCGAACCTAAGTAATCCAGCACGTGTGTATCTTTGGGATGTTGTTATTCCTGCACCTGTTGGGGGTGGAAATCCGGAGACCTTTTCTTTGAGGTGTCAGACGACTAGCATTCCTGGTAAGTCGTTTGATCCGATTCCAACTGTCAATTATAAACAGACAGCTGGTGCAAAGTATCATGGACGTCTTCGATATGACCAAACTTGGGACTTGACGTTTATTGAAGGTGAAGATGCTGCTATCTTTCAAGCGTTTCATGATTGGGCACAGCAACAAATTGATGACAGAGACGGTGTTGGAATCGATGACATCAGTGTGAAGTCAGACATTATTCTTCGAATGTTGACATCAGGTGGAGAAGAATGGTTGGCGATCAAGTTGGTTGGTTGTTATGTGCAGGCTATTGCTAATGTGGCCATGGCTTATGATACAAACGACGTTGTGAAGTTTACAACTACAATGTCATTTGACCGATGGGAACAGGTATAATTAGATGGCTGAAGCTCCAAAAATGGGCGTTGTAGTTGCGGATATTGGCAAGACTTGGCGATTACAGAGAAACTATCTCTGGGAGGTAAGACTTCCGGGTGCTGATGGTCTCAATGTAGCCAAGTATTGTCAAAATATTCAGTTTGGCGATTACAGTATGACCTCCCCATCGACTATCAGGTATGGTGCCTTTCAGGCTCATTATGCAGGTTATATGCAAGTACCACCTGTTGTAATGACATTCTTAAAGCCAATACCTGATATAGTAACGCCTTATTTTCATGATTGGCGTGCTAAAATTGTGGATGATGCAGGATTCTTTCATCCGAAAAGTGAATACGCAGATACAATTCATTTGTATATGTTTGACAATGACGGTACAGAAACGGATCATGTTAGGTTTCATCAAGCATTTCCTAACGAATTTCCGGGTTATGACTTATCCTACAATTCAAGTGAAATCGTGAAACTGAAAGTAACATTTCAGATAGATCGGTTATACTTTGAGTAGTGAAAAATGAATGAACATCTAAAAACAATAGAGGAGATGAAAAATGGACACAGACTTCAAACCAATCAAACTCCCATCTAAATGTCTTGTTTATGAAGGCGTTGACCCAGATGGAATCACCATTCGTACTTTAAAAGGTAAGGATGAAAAGTTAATTGCAGAAGTTACATATGACAACTTTGAAAAGAAATTCTTGTTATTATTGAAGAGTATTATCAAAGGTGTCGAACCCGCCCAACTCACAGTAGGTGATAGGTTGTTTGTTCTATTGTGGGAAACAATCAACTCATATAGCAAAGACTTTGATGTAGACCACACGTGTTCAGAGTGTATGGAAAAGATAACGTCAACGGTTGACTTATCGGAACTTGATGTTATTGAATTGCCTGATAACTTTAAAGAGCCATACGAAAAGAAGTTAAGTGATGATTCGTCTGTACAGTTGAGACTTTTTAGAGTACAGGATGAAATCAACATTGCTGCATACGAGAAATCTAATCCATCATCTTGGTTGTATCGATTTGCAACGTCATTAGTCATGTTTAAAGATGAAAAAGAAGTTGGCATTTGGGATAGAGTATCATTCCTTGAAAATCTTGGTGCAAAAGATCTTGCTGCGATAAGATCGTTTCATAATGAGTATGCACATGGACCCAAGATGGAGGCTGAGTACACGTGTTCTAAATGCGGAGGTGAGGGCAAAGTGCCCGTACCCTTTCGAACTGAAATGCTTTTTCCGTATGGTGAAACCCTTAGTCGATATTATGGAAATCCAATTCAATCTGATGTATTACCTAAAGATGTCGATAACGGAAATACTCCAGATGGATCTGAAGGAACAGGATTGGATTCACAGCCGTCTAGTACAACAAAAGAAAAACGAAAAACCACAGAAAAAAGTAAAAAATGAGTGAAGAAGAAATAAAAAGACCACAAGAGGCTACTGACCTTAAACAATCCGCAGATAAAGTTAAGGGATACGAGAGTTACTATCCCAAGTGGATTAATGAATACATGGAAGGTGGCAACACCATATTCAGTGACTATGAATTAGGTGGTTTCAGGAAAACTGCTCAAAGATACGATGAAGAGTACATACCTGCTATGGAATTGTTTGTTGATGCGTTACAATCTACCAATTCACCAATGTCTGGTGTGTTAATTAAAGGTATTAGTGGCGTTATTAAACTTATGAAGGACGTTGTTGAATACCTTGACGTTATAGTTGGTGACAACACTGAAAATGTGGTTTCGCAAGAAGACATAGGTCGTTTGTTTCAATCAATGTCTACGATTGAAAAACAAGTGGGTGATTATAACAAACTTGCTATGCAGGATAAGGCAACTAAAGAAGTAGCCAAAGAAGTAAAAGATTCTACTAAAGTTGGTCTTGATGATATTGGGGAAACAAGTAAGTTAGCAGGTCAAAGATTCAAGAAGTCAGCACCCGGTAAGAGTCTTGGTAAAAAGATTCAAGACTTTTCACCAAAAGGTACTCAATTAGGCAAGGAGATGTTATCTGGTGTTGCAGGTGGTTTATTGGGTCCACTTGGTGGTCTTGGTTCAATTGGTGTCGAGGCTATTGGTGGGGTTATTCAAAGACGAAAACAGAAGAAGTTATCTAAAGAGAGAAAGAAGTTTGCAAGTTCCGTAACTGGTGGGGTTCCATTTATAGAAGAAGAAGAGTTTGAAATGCAACAAGGACTCCGTGAAGGTGGTAGAGGAATGGGTGGAGTTATTGGTGGTATGCCTGGTGCTTATTCAGATTCAAGAGGTCGAATGCATGATTCAAGTGGTAAATTCATTAGTCAGGATGCTCAACAAGGTAGTGCGAGACCAGGTAGACATAAAGCACCACGTGGTAGTAAAGGATTTGAGAATGTTGGAACTGCTGCAGTAGGTGGAAAAGATTCAGGTGGAATGTCATTGTTCACGTTCTTTCATAAACATGCTCATAGAGCAAAGTGGACAAAAGAGGTTTTATCAACTCTTAAAAAGATTCAGAAGAAGGCAGGTAAAGGTGGTGGAGGTGGTGGTGGACTTGTACAAACTGCTATAGGTAGTGCATTAGGAGTAGGCGCTGCTGGTGGTACGGCTGCTGCGGCAGCAGGTGGTTTGGGTTTATTGGGTACTAGTCTTGCAATAGGTGGAGGTGTTGTTGGTACTGGATTGATGGCGGCTGATGCTGTAAGAGCAGGTGGAGTTGCAGAAAGAGAAGGTTGGCTTGGGCCCAAAGGCGAGAGAATAAGTGCAGGTAAAGGTGTTGCTGCAAGTGTTGGTGGAATGTTTGGTGGTACTGGCAAAGGTGTAGGTGAAGAGGGTGCGACGAAAGGTGGTCTAGCAAGAAATATAGGTGCAGGAGTTGCTAAGGGTGCAGGAACTGGTGCTATGATAGGCGCCTTAGGTGGACCCGTTGGAATGGCCGTTGGTGCAGCCGTTGGAGCATCTATTGGAGGTATTACACATGCTATTGGTGGCAAACGAATGGCAAAGGCTGCTAAGACGGTATGGGATGTGTCACCTCTTGGTATGGCTGTTAATGCAGGGTCAAAGTTGGCCAGTGGATTCAAGAAGAAAAAGATAGACAAAGAAAATGCTCATATTCAGGATTTGTATCAACAGAACGTTAAACTTCGAGAGAAAAGAAAATTAGAAGAATCAATGGATATAAAGAAACAAGAAGTAAAACCTGCAGAAAGTAAAGATTCAATTAAAGATTTTAAAGAACAGTTTAATCCTGAAAATATAAGAGCTGTTATTGCTAGTGATCCCGACGTTCAAAACGTTGCAAGTAGCATGAAGAAAGTACAAGATATTGGTGTTAAAGAAATAGCACCTATTTTGCGTGAAGAGGTAGCCTTGAAGAGGCTTTTAGCGAACAATCAAAGGCAATAAAAGAAAAGGCAACAGAACAGGGTACTGCTATTCTTAATAATCGAAAATTAAGAGAAGATGTTACTAATCTAGGTGACACAATGACCGAAATTTTTAATACTGGTTGGATTGGAATATTGCACTAATGAAACTATCTAAATATGGTGTAAGTATTGACACAGACGAATTGTTTAAGAGTCAGGAACTTAAAGACGCTGAAAGAATGTATGGTCAGGTTAAGAATAAGGTTGCTACTCTTAAAGGCAAAGTTGATGCTGTTCGTGGACTGATAGATTCTAAGGCAGACCCAATAACAAAGATTCAACAGGCTATAAAAACAATCGATTTTCGAGTAAAACCTAATAGTCCTGCAGGTGTTGTGTTTGGACCCAGAAGTAATAATGCGGCTGTTAGGAGGGTTGGTTCAATTCATGCTTTTAATGGTAATGTACCTGATGAATTAAGTGTTGAAATAACAAGTAAATCAGAGGCTGGGTCTGCTCATGCACACGATTTAGCAGTTGTAGCAATTTTACAAGAATCAATAAATTTAAGCACACGTTCACATTGGGAAACATATAATCCATTAGGAGAAGGTGTTGGAAATGCTGCCAATGCTGTTATGCAGGCTCTTGGTAAGTCGTTTGTAACTCGATTGTCTTCACGTCGTATTTGGAAAGGGACTGAACCTATAAGAATTAGACTTGTACTTAAATTTGAAGCATATAAAGATGCTTATGCAGATGTTGTTGCACCGAATTTAGATTTGCAGAAGATGGCATTACCAACTGGTGGTGATAAGTTTAATGAGTTTGCGTTGTTGACACCTCCGGGTCCTTATCCATTTTCAGTATCAGGTGTTGAGAGTACAACTGGTATAGGAGATAACATATCAATTCATGTAGGTCGTTTGTTTACATTTGACAGAGTTGTTATATCAGAAATTTCTACAACGTATTCGAATAAATTCGACCCAAAAGGTCATCCGGTAAGTGCAGAAACGTCGATTGATTTTGCTACTTATGAAATTTATACAAAAGGTAAATTGGATACAGCTTATGTTGGCGGTGGTGAAAGAACATCATCAGGAGCTGTACAGGTATAAACTATGGATCGTACAAAATTTTACGAAATTACAACATCGAATATAGGCAAGGAACTTGATTTTCTTCGTACAAATATATCAAAATTTGAAATGCGATTTAAACCATTGTACTATCGTGTTAGTGAAGAAGATTTATTAAGACCAGATATGATAAGTCATCGTAACTATAACACAGTTAGATACTGGTGGTTGGTAATGTCAGTAAATTCTATTTTTGACCCGTTTAATGAGTTGTTTGTTGGAAAAAAGTTGCAGATACCTAACATTTTAGACATTTATGAATTTTATAAAAAATACGGGAAACGATAATGGCAGTTGGTGTAAAAGGTAATTACTTTTTAAGACTAAAATTTGGAGAAAACTTGGTTCCTCTTGATCCTAGTGTAATAAATGAATTTACTATTATACAGGACATGAACAAGTTTTTACCGTCATTTAGAATAAGTCTGTCAGATTCGTCTGGTAGTGTAACACATACGACTCCATCAGATAAGAATGTAACAGATGTTAGAGTTGAAATTGGCAAAAATGCAGAAAAAGAACCCGATAATTCGTTTGATTTTAGTGTATTTAGAAAGTTTCCAACTAATGAGGCTGCTGTAGCATCAATTTATGATATAAGTGGTTTATTGGATACAGCAGAAACGTTGTTTGCACCCAATTATTGTAGAAGTTTCACTACTAAGACGGTTAAACAAATACTTGAAGATATAGCATTGAATGAATTAGGTTGTGATACGGTTGATGTTAGCCCGTCACTTGCTTACGTAAAGATGGTCGTTCAACCAGACTGGTCAAATGCTATGTTGATCAACGATTTGAAACAGCGTTTGATTGGCACTAATGACGAATCAAATTTTAGGTGCATTATACGACGTTTGAATCAAAAGACGGAATTTATATTTAAAAGTATTGGTGAATTGTGTGAGTTTCAACAGCCAGTTGCAAGATATGTCGTGGCTGATGAACCATATGAAGATTATCTACCAGTTTTTGATTACGAGATTTTTGACAATTATAAGATGCTTAGAATTTTTGGCTCGAAGAAACAAGAGTATCAGTATTTTGATTATTACAATACAGAATTTGTCACGTCAGAAGAGGTGTACAGTGATGTTTATTCACTGTCAAAGTATTTCTTAATTGATAGTAATGACCCTGAAACGTCTGATAACATGTCTGATTTTGGTGTTAATAACGATTTTACAAGAGATTATAAGGGTAACGTCCGTTCATCGTATCATGCAAGAATAATGAGTTTAGTAAAGATGTGGATTACAGTGTGGGGAAACCCAGACATAGCACCTGGTCATTTGATCTTATTATTGTTTGCACAAGGTTTACAGACTGGAAGCCCAGAATCATATCAATATTCTGGATATTGGCTCGTCGAAAAGGTGGTTCATTCGTTTGGTGATACATTCAGAACAAAACTTTTAATAACAAGGAATGGTATTGACACTAATTTAGATACAACCTTGTTAGTTGCAGGAAAGAAAAAAGAATAATGAGTGGTTTATTAAAACAAAAAGATAACAAGTTTCATGGCATTTACCGAGGTAAGGTACTTGATAATAATGACCCAGATAAATATGGTCGTTTGAAAATTCAAGTTTACCCAATGATGAGTGAGTTGATTGCAGAAGAATTACCTTGGTCTAAACCAGCAATGCCTATTTTTGAAGGTGCAGGACTTGTAACTCCTGACGACGTACCATCAGGTGGTATTGGGTCATTTATCGTACCAAAAATTAACACGTATTTGTTCGTATTTTTTGAAGCTGGAGACATTTATTCACCGGTGTTTTTTGCAGAGGCACCAACTGCTACACGTGGACTCCCAACGATTAAAG